TCCCATTACACCGTGAAGAAGTTCTTGAAAAAGCACGTCAGGTCAAAGAAGAAATGACCAACAAATTGTTCTTGAAAAAACTACCTTCAGACCAATTTACAATGACTCAAATCAAGAACATGATTAGAAAGATGGTTGCTGATGGACATAAGATTGATATGATTGTTTTAGATTATATTGATTGTATTGTACCTGATAGGAATATGGGAGATGAATGGAAAAGTGAAGGTTCCGTTATGAGAGGTTACGAAGCTATGTGTCATGAACTTGGCGTAGTAGGATGGACCGCAACACAGGGTAACAGAAGCTCTATATCTTCTGAGGTTGTTACCACCGACCAAATGGGTGGTTCTATTAAAAAGGCACAAGTTGGACACGTTATCATTTCCGTGGCTAAAACTTTACAACAAAAAGAAATGAATTTAGCAACCATCGCAATTACCAAGTCTCGTGTGGGTAAAGATGGGGTTATCTTTGAAAACTGTAAGTTCAACAACGAATTGTTGGAAATTGATACTGAAAGTTCTGTTACCTTCTTAGGATTTGAAGAAAAGAAAGAAGAGAAAAACAGAGATAGAATCAAAGAACTTATGGAGAAAAGAAAAGAGCGAGTACAACAACCAAATAACTTTAATTAATAAAAAAAAATAGTATTTTAAATAAAATGGACGCATCACAAAAGATATTGTCGGACCTAACGGTTCACATGAAGTATTCAAAATTTATTCCTGAGTTGGAAAGAAGAGAAACTTGGGAAGAGCTTGTAACAAGAAACATGAATATGCACATTAAGAAATACCCCCACATTGCAAGTGAGATTGTGGACGTGTATCATTATGTGTATACTAAAAAAGTATTACCTTCAATGAGGTCAATGCAATTTGGTGGTAAACCAATTGAGATTTCTCCAAACAGAATCTACAACTGTGCTTACCTTCCTATTGACCACTTGGACGCATTTTCAGAAACAATGTTCTTGTTATTAGGTGGAACTGGAGTAGGATATTCAGTTCAAAAACATCACGTAGAAAAACTTCCTGAAATTAGAAAACCTAACCCAAATAGAACAAGAAGATTCTTGGTTGGGGATTCTATTGAAGGATGGGCTGATGCAATTAAAGTGTTAATGAAATCTTACTTTGGTGAGCATTTGTCAACACCTGAGTTTGATTTTTCAGACGTTAGACCAAAGGGGGCACAACTTGTAACATCAGGTGGTAAGGCACCGGGTCCTCAACCTTTGAAAGATTGTATTCACAAATTGAAAGGTATGTTGGACGCAAAAGAAGATGGTCAAAAATTATCATCAATTGAAGTTCACGATATGATATGTCACATTGCAGACGCAGTTCTTGCTGGTGGTATTCGTAGGGCGGCTTTGATTTCTTTATTCTCAGCTGATGACAACGAGATGATTGCTTGTAAATCAGGTTCTTGGTGGGAAACAAATCCACAAAGAGGTAGGGCTAACAATTCAGCGGCTTTGGTTAGACATAAAATTACAAAAGATTTCTTCATGGACTTGTGGAAAAGGGTTGAAGCATCAGGAGCAGGTGAACCTGGAATCTATTTCACCAATGATAAAGATTGGGGTACTAATCCATGTTGTGAGATAGCATTGAGACCAAACCAATTCTGTAACTTATGTGAGGTAAATGTTTCTGACATTGAATCACAAGAAGATTTGAATAACCGTGTTAAAGCGGCGACTTTCATTGGAACACTTCAAGCAGGTTATACTGATTTCCATTACTTGAGAGACGTATGGAAACGTACAACTGAAAAGGAAGCGTTGATTGGTGTATCTATGACAGGTATCGGTTCAGGTGTTGTATTGGGTTATAACATGAAAGAAGCGGCTAAACTTGTTAAAGAAGAAAACGCAAGAGTTGCTGAGTTGATTGGTATTAACAAGTCGGCTCGTACAACTACCGTAAAACCAGCAGGGACAACATCTTTGACATTGGGAACATCTTCAGGTATCCACGCATGGCACAACGATTATTACCTTCGTAGAATCCGTGTTGGTAAGAACGAAGCAATTTACCAATACTTGGCAATGTATCACCCTGAGTTGGTTGAAGATGAATTCTTCCGTCCACACGACACGGCAGTTATTTCAGTTCCACAAAAATCTCCTGAAGGAGCAATTTTGAGAACAGAATCTCCATTCCAATTGTTGGACCGTGTTAAGAAAATCACACAAGAGTGGGTAAGACCTGGTCACAGAACTGGTTCAAACACACACAACGTATCAGCAACAATCAGTTTGAAAAACGAAGATTGGGAATTGGCAGGTGAGTGGATGTGGGAAAACCGTGACTTCTACAATGGTTTATCTGTATTACCTCACGATGGCGGAAGTTACATTCAAGCACCATTTGAAGACTGTACAAAAGAAGAATATGAAAGATTATTCGCTAAACTTCACACAATTGACTTATCAAAAGTTGTTGAATTACAAGACAACACAGATTTGAGTGGTGAATTGGCTTGTGCTGGTGGAGCTTGTGAAATCAAGTAATATTAATAATAACGATAAAAATGGAGGGGAGAAGGTAATACTTCTCCCTTCTTCATTTTATATTGAAGATGGAAAATATGTCTTTACCGAAGAATTTCATTTGGAAAGAGGTTCTTGTTGTGGTTCAGGTTGTAGACATTGTCCTTATTTTCCTAAATACAAAAAAGGAAATACAACTATATTTATAGATAATGGCTGATGGTAAAACATATGGATTAACTTTTCCTTTCGTAGAATCGTATAATGGTAAGTATTTGGACCTTTCAGATTACCCTGCGGAAGAAATTAGGAGTAATTTGATTCACTTGTTATTAACAAGAAAAGGTACAAGATATTTTTTACCTGATTTTGGTACTGGATTGTTGGAATACATTTTTGAACCTTTGGATGGACCAACTTTTAAAAACATTGAATCTGAAATAAGAGATTCTGTTGAGAAATTTATGCCTCAACTACAATTAACAAATATTAATATATCTGCACCAACTGGTGAAGCGGCTGGAGCAACTGTAACAACAGCAGGAAATGTTATTAATCCACAACTACAAATGACAAATCAAGATGTTACTGAGTATACAGCTACGGTAAGAATTGATTATTCTATAACTAATGACGTTTTTAATTCAAAAGATTTTATAATACTTAATATTTAACATAAATGGCTCAAAGAAGAATATCATATACCGTAAGGGATTTCCAAGCAATTCGTCAGGAATTAATTAATTACACAAAAACTTATTATCCAGAATTGATTGATAACTTCAATGATGCTTCAGTTTTTTCTGTATTCTTGGATTTAAACGCAGCCGTAGCCGACAATTTACATTATCATATAGATAGAAGTATTCAAGAAACAGTTCTTCAATATGCACAACAACGTTCATCAATCTATAACATTGCAAGAACGTATGGATTAAAAATTCCTGGTCAAAGACCATCTGTAGCTTTGGTTGATTTTTCAATTACAGTTCCGGCATTTGGTGATAAAGAAGATGAAAGATATTTGGGAACATTAAGACGTGGAAGTCAAGTTCAAGGTTCAGGTCAAGTATTTGAAACAATATATGATATTGATTTCGCATCACCATTTAATGCTGATGGTATACCAAATAGATTAAAGATACCAAATTTTGATGCCAACAACAACTTAATAAACTACACAATCACTAAAAGAGAAACTGTAGTAAATGGTATTACAAAGGTATTCAAAAGAGTTATAACTCCAAATGATGTTAGACCTTTCTTTGAATTTTTCTTACCTGAAAAAAATGTTTTAGGAGTCACATCAATAATTCAAAGAGATGGTACATCTTATTCTAACGTACCAACGGCACAAGAATTTTTAGGTGTGCAAGGTAGATGGTATGAAGTATCGGCACTTGCTGAAGATAGAGTTTTTATTGAGGACCCTACAAAACCATCAGATGACCCAGCAATTAAAGTTGGAAGATATATACAAACACAAGATAGATTTATTACAGAATAC